GCAGATGTAATACCTGCACTTAAAAAGTATTACAATATTGATTTTAATATTCCCCTTGACACGGAACTTAAAATAGGATATGATTGGTTAAATATGAAGGAGGTTTCATGACCAAAGAAATAGATGCACTAGAAACTCTTGATGAGTATTCTGATGATGAGTATTCTGCATACTTAGAATACAAAGAGTTAAAAGATAGATGCATGATAGAACCAACTACTTTATACATTAGTAATGACCACGAGTTTTTTTCACAGTGGGATTACTTTGCTAAAGCAGATGGTTTAGAAGTTAAAGTAATGAGAGGAGAAACTAGAATATGTTAGCTAAATTTTTTACATATGTATGTGGCTGTGCGACATTATGCGTTATATTTTTAATGATATATTTAACGATAAGTTTATTTTTTTATTGATTTTTTTTCAAAATATGATATACAATAAACATAAAATAGGAGGACAAATATGTCTGATAATAACTTAGTAAACATAAAAGGAATGTCCGATGAGCAGATAATGCAAGCAATCGGGCAGGATGATGGATCTAGTATGGGTACAAATATACCTAGACTAGCCATCAATAGAACACCTGAAGATGATGATGGTAATCAATTACCAGTTGGTCACTTCAGTGTATACGACTCTAATGTCGGGCAAAATGTATATGGAAAACCAATTACATTTAGACCATTCATAAGTGCTATGCAATACATGCATTATGATGCTGACAAAGGTGAGTATGTAAACAGATCTATTATATTTAAAAGTTGGAAAGAAGAAGCCATAGATATTCTTGGTGGTACAAGATGTGGTAAGATACCTTTTAAAGATAGATCTACTCTAACTCCAGAACAGTTAGAACAACAAAGAACTATTAGATGTTACAAACTTGTTTATGGTTTGTTATCATTTAATGATGGTAAAACTGCACAAGGTAATGCACATAACGTAGAAAATCTACCTATACTTTATAGAGTAACAGGTACTGCTTTTACTCCTGTAAGCACTGCACTTGATCAGTTAAAGAAAAGAAAGAAACTTATGTTTAATTGTACTTTTACATTAAATACTAAGAGACAAAAAAAAGGCGGTAATGTATTTTATGTACCAGAAATACAAGTTAACGCAGAAGAAAACTTACAGCTATCTGATATGGATATGGAAACTCTAAAGGTATTTCAAGATTCTATCAATGAAGAAAATGCTGAAGTCATAGCTGAGTACAATAAGGCTAAGAGTAGTAAGTTAAACAATGAAGATAAGATTGATGCAGAGGTAGTTGAAGATTTTAATGAAGCTGCACCAGAAAAAATATTATCTACATAATGAATAGCATACTATTAAAAGTTCAACGATATCTCGACACTGTATCTAAGTCTCCTGTAAAGCTAGATAGTAAGTTAGTCGAAGAGTTTGGTGAGGCATGTAAAAGTGCCTTACTAAAACAATTTGAAGATGTTAGGAAAGATAAGTTTGAACCTAGAATGTCCAATATAGGTAGACCTTTGTGCCAATTACAGATGGAAGCTAAAGGTATTAAAGGTGAAGGGCAACCTTACAGTAATAAAATGCGAAATACTTTTGGTGATTTGATAGAAGCATTAGCTATATTTGTAATGAAGTCTGCTGATATAGAATTAAAAAATGAACAGAAAAAAGTTAAGTATGAATTTGATGGGGGAGAAATTGAAGGTAGACAAGATGTTGAAATTGATGGAAAGATATGGGATATTAAAAGTGCATCACCATATTCGTTTGAAAAAAAGTTTGGAGAAGCAGGTGGGTTTGAAGAAGTTGTTAGAGAAGATTCATTTGGTTATGCATCACAAGGCTTTCTATATAGTGAAAGTCAAAAGAAAAACTTTGGTGGTTGGATAGTAGTAAATAAATCTACAGGTGAGTGGGCAGTTTGTGAAACTCCTACATCGCATGATGAGTATAAGAAAGCAGCATTAGATTCTGCAAAAACTAATTATAAAATTTTAAAAGAAGGTAAGCCATTTAAAAGATGCTTTAAAGATGTGGCAGAAACTTTTAGAACTAAACCTACTGGTAATAAAGTTTTAGGTTTTGTATGTTCATATTGTCCATACAAATTACCTTGTTGGGGTAAAGATAAATTACAGCTATTACCTCAGCAACAATCTAAAGGTAAAAATCCTAAATGGGTTTGGTATACAGAAGTCAATAATCCCAAAAAGGATGAGACTATAGGGGCAGGTGGTTAGTAGTTAGAGGGGTCTACTTGCCACCTACTTATTATGATGTTATATTTTGTAGTATTTAAAAATAAAAAAGATAAAGATTACAAATTATTTACTAATACAATATTTAGTTTAGAGAAAGAAGCAGATGAGTTTGGAAGAAAAAGTATGAAAAGAAATTATGAACACAAAGTATTAGAATACAACGTAGATAACCATGGGAAATATTGGGATGAAAAAAAAAGATAAGATAAATTATATTAATTCAGTTAAGGTAATAGTCACACCTTGGCAAAAAGGTTTTAACTGTAGCATTATGATGGATAGTCAATCAAGAATG